TAGCAATGGGTTATCTTGACAGGGACGATGATGCTGAAAAGAACCATCAGGGTTTACAGTATTCAATGGTTGCATTTGATGAGCTAACACATTTCACTCAGTATCAGTTTCTTTATCTAATTGGTCGTTTGCGTTCTGATGCTGAATCCGATTCATTTTGCATTGCCAGTTGCAACCCTGATAATAGTTCATGGGTTTTAAATTGGGTAAAGTGGTATCTCGATGAAGAAGGTTATCCTGATCAGAGTAAATGTGGAAAGATAAGATATTTTGTTGTTGTTAATGATGAGCCTGTTTTTGCCGATACAGAAAAAGAATTAGCTGATCAGTTTCCTGAAATTTGTTACAACGAAAATCCATATACTGGTGAAATGGATTATATTGCTCCGATGTCTTTTGCCTTTATTGGTGGAACAATCTACGACAACCCAGAACTTATTCGTAAGAATCCAAAATATCTTTCCAATCTAAAAGCTCAAAGCGAAGTAAACAGAAAGAGACTCCTCGATGGTAATTGGTATGCGAGGGAAGAATCTGCTGGTTATTTCAAACGCGAATGGTTAGTTGAAGTTGATACGTTTCCATCAAAAGCAAAATGCTGTAGAGCATGGGATAAGGCATCAACAATTCCATCGGAAACAAACTGGTATCCTGATTATACTGCATGTTCTCCTCGAATGTATATGCACGAAGGTTTGTATTACATTGTATGGGATGTTAATCAAGACTTATATGATCAGAAAGATTTTGAAAAATTAGAACCACACCAGCGAGTCTTAGGTAGGTTTAGATTGAGATCAGGTGAAAGGGATATGATGATGCTAAAACAAGCTCATCATGATGGCAAACAATGTCATATTATTTTACCAATAGACCCCGGTGCTGCTGGTAGTGTTGAGTTTGAATCTTCCGCAAAATTATTCACAGGTAACGGTTTTGTTGTCAGAAAAGACCCAATGCCTAATAACAAATCAAAGCTGTTACGATTCCAACCATTTTCCGCTGCTTGCCAGAATGGTCTTGTTAGAATTGTAAAATCGTCTTTTCCAAATAAGGAAACGTATGATGCTTTCGTTAAAGAGCTTGAAAATTTCGATGGTGAGCGTTCAACAAGAACTCGTAAAGACGATTGGGCTGACGCAACAGCATCTGCCTTCAATTACATATCAAAAATGAAAACAATTCGAGATTTCACATTACCACCAGCTTCTGGTGCAACGACAATGATGGGATCACTTAAAAAGGTGCTAGGTTAATGTCTGATAAAAAAGAACGTGTCAGATCAGTAGCAGTACATTACAAACCACAAAAGAAGACACTATCGCTGGAAAAGAAAGCTTCCAATGATGTTGCCATGTCTCGTATGCCATTTGGTTCTCAGGGGTTTGATGGCCTGAAGACAATGAATGGTTCTGTAATGGAACACTGTCATGCTGAATTACGCTGGCCACAATGTTTAAAAACATATCAGCAAATGGCACTAGAGCCTACCATTGCCTCTGTATTGAATTTTTACAACATGATGATAGCGAGAAGCGAGTTTAAATTTATCGCTCCTACAAACGCTTCTAAAGCCTCTAAGGATGCTGCTGATTTTCTGAATTATTGCATGTTTAACATGGAAGATCAGACATGGCAGCAATTTCTTTCTGGTGTTGGAACATATCGTGTATTTGGATTCTCTATTGCAGAAAAATGTTGGACAACAGTTACCACAGGTAAATACAAGGGAAAGATTAAATGGAAGCGGTTAGCTCCACGTTCCCAAGACAGTATTGACAAGTGGAAATGGGATAAGAATGATCCTGAGAAGCTTACTGGTGTTGTTCAGAAAGTAGTTAATTTCGATTCAGATAGATATGCCTCAAAAGTTGGTGGTAAAGAAGTTACCATTGATCGTGGCAAGTTCATGTTGTTCCGGTTTGATCCTCAGAAGAACAATCCACAAGGGACAAGCCCATTGGACGGTTGCTGGTATGCTTGGAAGTATTTGCAGATTGCTCGTGAATACCAAGCCATAGGGTTAGCCAAACAGCTTGGTGGAACGCCGATTATAGGTATTCCTGTTGAAACTCTGATTGAAGCTGCTAATGACCCTACGGGTGCTAAAGCAGCAATGATTGAAAGGCTCAAGGAATCAGCCGCTAAATTACATGCTGGTGATCAAGCGTTCATTATTAAGCCGATTGATTATGATGATAGTGGTAATTCGTTATATACATTCGATCTTGCTAAAGATAGCGGTGGTAGTTCTCAGAAGAATACAACTGAAGTTATCCAACAGCTTGAAAATGAAATACTGACTGTATATTCAGCATCATTGTTGAAGATGGGACAGAACTCAACAGGTTCTTTTGCTCTGTCTGACAACATGAATAGCTTGTTAGGATTTGGTGTACAGCATAACTTGCAAATTATCTGTGATCAGATAAATGAAGATTTGATTCCTCAGACATTAGCCATTAACGGTTATTTTCTTGAAGAAGAGGAAATGCCTTATCTCTCTTACGAGGGAGTGCTGAAGCCTGATCTTGAATCATTGAGCAAGTATGTTCAACGTCTGATGACATCCAATGCTATGACCTCCAGTAAAGAGCTTGATAAGTTCTTGCATGAATATGCAGGTATGCCAGCTCCCACTTACGAAGAGGATGAAGCCATTCCTGAAGAGTTTAAATCAGGTGCGCGTACAGGTGCTTCACAGAGCAACGGTACAAGTGGATATGGTGGTAGTCAGCAGTCACAAGATTACAATGCGGAGAATACAGCGTGAGCATAAATGCAAAACCGATTATAAAAAGTGTAGATGAGCTAAAGCGAGAAGCTTGTTTTATCGTTTACGAGCCGTATGTAGCTGATCTCCATGATCAATGGATGAGCAAAGAGACTATTGAAAAAGCTTGTATTAATTTCAATGAGTCTCTTAAAAAAGGGGTTGTTGTACCTAATTTGTTTCATTGCAAAAATCCAGAAACAAAGATAGCTGAACCAACAGACTCCTTTTCAATTCTCAAATCATGGACAACCCCTGTTGACTGCGTAATTGGTGATGAACCTGTTACAGAGGGTACATGGCTTACTGTTATTAAATTCCACAACGATGCTCTTTGGAACGCTTTCTATGTTGAAAAGACAGTTAGCGGTGTGAGCATAGGAGCAAGAGGTAAAATAGGTAATGACTGATTTAACTAAAGAGAATGAAATCACAGAAGTGGATTTCAGTTTTGATGGCGCACATCTTGCCCTCACACACAAGAGTCAAGGCTTTAGTGCTAACGGGAAACCAAAGGCATTGCTGATTAAGGCTGATGATGTTGAGCTGACAGATGAAGCCAAGAAGATTGCTGAGTTAATCAAGGCTGATAATGCTGAAGTATCAATCACGACTGATATGGTTACATTCCTTACAAAGTGGCTTGGAATGTACTGGAGTGATGCAAAAGCTTTGGCTAGGTTAATGGGCTATGAGAGTGGTAAGGATGAGGTAACCGAATCTGATTGGATTGGTGAAAAGATCGAAGGTATCACGTTGCTCAAATCTGCTGAAGTACCTGCTGTTGCTAAATATTCCGAAATTGTAAAACTAAAGAAGTTTATTGATTCTAACGAATCATTGAAGAATTCGCTTTCTGAGGGCAACTCAGAAGTGAAGAACGAGATGAATAAATCTCACAAACCCTCAGAAAAAAAGAAAGTTAAAGGAGCTATGTCAATGTCTGATAAAGACCAAATGACTCTCGAAAAAGCTCAAGCACAACTGGCTGATATGGAAGCTAAGATTGCTGAAATTCAGAAAGCTGCTGATCTTGAGAAAACTGCTATGAACTCTCGTATTGAAGCCTTTGAAAAAGCTGAAAATGAGCGTATTGAAAAAGTATTTACCAAGAAAGTTGAAACATATTCTTTTGTTGGTGAAGATCAAAGGGCTGACGTAGTTAAGATGTTGCGTGAAATCAATTCTGTTGATTTGGTTCAACTGCTTGATAAGGCACAGACAGCTATTGATGCTATTAAAGTTCCACAAGGTTCTGATCAATCAGATTCCGTTGTAGAAAAAGAATCTGGATTGGCTGCTTTGCTGAAAGCTCAATTCCCTGAAGTTTAATTAATTGGAGAAATAATACATGACTCTTATTGCTACAAAAGAGCGTTCACAAAGCGATGTTATTGCCTATGAACTGTTCCCCGAATACGGCCATTGCCGTGAAGTAATTTCAATGACTGGTACTGCTACCCTGACAATGGGTTCTGTACTTGGCTATATTAGTGCTGCTTGGGTAGAGCTTGCTAATGCTAACGATGATGCTCTTTTGCAAGTGTTGTCAAATGGTACTGCTGCTGGTGTTGATAAAACCCCGATTGCAATTGTAATTGATCCTCTGGCCGCTGTTGGTGGATTGGCTACCTCTGGAACTATTTCTGTTCTGTGTCTCGTATCTGGTATTGCTGGTGTTAAGAAAGAATTTCTTAGCTTTACTGATGCCAACGAAGCTAAAGTTATCGCTGCTATTGAAGCCAATATGGGCGGTGTTTTAGTTGTTGATTCACAAGACCCAATTGCGTAATTTGGAGATTTAATTATTTATGGCTATTACACATAAGTTTGATAGTTCTTTTGAAGTCACTGACTACACCAAAGAGCTTATGCTTGTCCCCAATATGTGGGGTCTGATGGGTGAACAAAACTTGTTCCGTCAAGAACCTGTTGGAACTAACACCGTTACTTTTGACAAGTCTTACGAGACTGCTCAGATTGTAAAGGATAAACCTTGGGGTGAGCGTTCTACCTTTGGTGGAAACAAGAAAACTCAACTCTACACCTTCGCTATTCCTACTTATCCTCTGGATGACAATATCACTACTGGTGATGTTTGGGGTATGCGTAAGATTGGTAGTGCTGGTGATCGTGAAACTGTTGAAAACTTGCTTGCCAAGAAGACTGTACAGATTCGTAGGTCACATGCTCTTACTCGTGAATATGCTCGTTGTAAGGCTATTCAGGGTGATAAATATGCACCTAATGCAACCATTAGCACTTCTAGCTGGTACACTGAGTTTGGTGTGTCACAAAAGACTGTAGCTTTTGATTTCACCAATACTGCCGTTGATCAACGTGCAAAAGTGCAAGAAGTTGTTGCTCACATCCAAGATAACTTCAAGGGTAGTGGTGTTCTTAACAACATCAATTTCTACTGTACCCCTAAGTATTTTGCTGCACTGATTGCAAATGCTCAAATTGAAGCTGCTTACACCTACTACAGCTCGGTTCAAGACCCACTGCGTAATGACCTTCGCTTTGGTATGTACCGCAAGTTTGATTGGCAGGGTGTAACCTTCATCGAATACCGTGGTGCTTTACCTGATGGTACTGCAATGCTTCCTGAATCCACTTATGGAACTGCTTGGGCTGTTCCTGTTGGTGCTGATACTCTGGTTGAATACAACGCTCCTGCTTACCGCTTGGATGCTGTTGGTTCTGTAGGAGCTTCAGAAGCCTATCTGTGGACTTATGAAGATCGCAAGTCTAGCAACATCGAACTGATGTCAGAACAGAACTTCTTGGTGATGAACCAACGTCCTGAGCTGTGTGTCAAGTGTGGTGCTGGCGCATCTGTTTAATTACAGAAATACTGGCTGGAGAAATCCAGCCTTTATTCTAAATAGAATTGTAAAGTTTTATTCAGAATAAAATAACGTGGAATAGCTCGATTAGTTTAATGGTAAAACAATGGTTTTGTAATCCATCGTTATCTGTTCGATTCAGATATTGAGCACCAAATATTAACAGGAATTATATGGCTACAATTGATTTAGATTTAACGAATCCTGTAAATGTTGTAAGAGCAATGGTTGGTGATGTTGATTCATGTAACCCGATTATGTCAGACAACATGTATCAACAAGTTATAAATATGTTTGATGATGGGGTTAGGGCTGAATGTGCTGTTGTATGGCGCTCTGCTTTATATGCTGCCAATCTTATCCTAGCTCAATATACTCCTGATTCTATGAGAACCAGAGAGCGCGTGAACAGTGTTGAAATTGATTATGATGGTAGTAATAGATACAAGAATTACGAACGTCTGATTAAATGGTTAAAGAATAATCCTCCTGATTCTTGTACAACAGGATCAACATTTTCCCTGTTTCATTTTGGTGGAACATACACTGAATGTAACCAGATTTATACTCTTCGATATATCAACACTTGTCTTTCTGAATGTTGGGGATGTTATTGGGAGAATGGGTTTTATTCCAGTTGTGCCTGTTAAGGAGATGTTATGAGAAAATTAAGACTTCTCCAGACACATTCAATTGTGTTTACACGAACAGGATCAACAACAGATAAACCTTATGTAAATGAATATGGTGAGACAGTAACACCGTCCACTACTTCTCAAATATCAACCATTGGATCATTGCAACCTCGTTCACGGATGAACAATCGTAGTGCAAAACCCGATGGTATGATGGAGCAGGATTATTATTCCTACTATACAGATAGTGATTTACGAACAGTTGAACAGGTTGGTAATAATCTTGCTGACAGATGCACAATTAACGATAAAGAATTTAAAGTCACTCGCGAAGGAAATTGGGATGGTTTTGGATTAACTGTTGATCACAAGGAATATTTCTTGCAAATGATACAACCGTTAGGTTCTTGATATGTTAAAAGCAAGAATTAGAAAGACAGGGAAGATGCTTGATAAAATCAAGAAGTCTATTGATAAGCTGGATAATTCCAAAGTTGATGTTGGGTATTTCTCTTCACAAGGGAAACATACAGGTAGAGACGGAATAGCGGATTATTCCTATGTTGCTTTAGCACAGGCTATCGAACTTGGTCATTTTCCTATTCAGGAAATGTACACAACGCCTATGCCGTTTATGGATTCAATTGGTGATTTAACAGTTGAAAAGATGGGGACATCTAGTTCTGTAAAAAGAGCATTTAAGGCTTGGGGTAGGAAATTACACGATAATATTCAACCAACTGATTTGTTAAATTCAATTGGTAAATACGCAAAGCTTCAATCAACAAAAGTATTTAATAATCCTGAATATTTCAGACAAGCTCCAAATAATGACACCCCTGTATATGAGACTGGTGAGTTTTCTAGTCATTTTGCTTATCGTGATTCAATAACAAAAACTGTGAGGACATAACATGTGGCTTTAGACTTACGAGAAATAAAGAAAACAGTTATTGATTCAATTAAAGCTGCGATAGGTGATGATCTCTCACAAACGTATAATTCGGTATTGGATGAATCATACGGAACTGTTCTTCTTGCCAGACCAAACAAGGAACTACCAACACCAGCGTATCCTTATGCTGTTCTTGATGTAACAGCAATTGAAAATGTTGGTAATCATCTTACCTTTCTATATTACGATACCGATTTAGATCAATTCGTTTACGAGACACACAAAAATATAGATATGCAAGTTTCAATATATGGCACTGGAGCAATGCAGTTAGCCAATAAACTTGAAGGTGCATATCGAATAGATGTGATAAGAGAAATTCTTATCAATGGTGGGCTAGGGTTGGGAGATGTACAACAAGTACAGATTCTACCTGAGCTACTACAAACTGACTTTCTTGAAGTTGCCTTCATAAAATTATCAGTCAGAGCTAGTGACAGATACGTTGATGTTGATCTAACAAGCATAGATGATGTTGTTCTCACTGGAGAACTATATGACGCTACGATTGTTGATCCATTAACTATTACTGTTGATACAACAACTCAAAACTAACCCACTTTGGGATAAACAACAAGAGGTAATATATGGCCTTACAGGACATATCACAAGTTACAATTAGCCTTGACAGTGGTGGTATTACTCGCCCCGGTTTTGGTACTCCTATTTTCTTCACTGCACACAATTATACTGATAATCGTGTAGATTCATTTTCAACCCTTGCTGATGTTGCTGCTGTGTTTGGAACAGAAGCTAATGCCTATATTGCTGCACAAGCTGTATTTGGTAACAGCCCGTCTGTTCAAACATTTAAAGTTGCTCGGATAATTGGTAGCACAACTGTTACCCCCACCATTTCAACTGTAGGAACTGTTTACACCATCAAGGTGACAGATCAGGATGGCGTAAACGTAACAGCCTCAGCAACAATGGATGGCGTTACAAATACTACTATCGCACAGATTGTTACTGAGCTTGTTACAGAAATTAATGCTGGTTCGCAAGACGTTACCGCTACCAACAACACATCATTCCTTACTTTGGCTCGTGATGCTGCATACCCAACAAATGACTATGTTGTTTCACTTGTAGCCAACTTAACCATTGCAACATCTGCTTCTGGTTTGGAATCAATTTCAGACGCATACAACGCTGTTAAATTGGTTGATAACGATTGGTATGCTGTTGGATATGAAGATCATACAACCAAAGCAAATGTTCTTGCTCTTGCTGCCTTGGTTGAAGCTGATGTAAAAGTGTATTTCTATGGTTCATCTGCTGTTGAATCCATTGATGACACTTACACTGTTGGTGGTACTCCTGACAATGCTGACATTATTGCTTGGTTGGCTGAGGGCAATTACTTCAGGACAATTACTTGGTGGCATCAGGATGCTGATACCGATTTCAATGAGATGACTTATTGTGGTTACAACCTCCCATTTGATGCTGGTACAGTTGTATGGACTAACAATCAGCTTGGTGGTGTATCTGCTGCCAAGAATCCGAATGGTTTTTCACTTACCACTACACAACAAAACAACCTGAATGACCGTAAGTGTACGTTTGTAGGTGTTAAAGGTGATGTTACTTATACCCGTGGTGGTAAGGTAGCGGCTGGTGAATGGATTGACATTATTCACGGCAGGGATAACCTTCAGTCTGACATGGAATTGGATTTGTTTGATCTTCTGACAAACCAACAAGGCAGTAAGCTTCCCTACACAGATAAAGGTATTAACGTAATTGCTGGTGCTGTTGAATCTCGTTTGAATTATTACAAAACCAAACGTAATTTCTTGGCTGATCCTATTGTTATTAATGTACCAAAAGCTAAGGACGTTCTGAGAGCAGATAAGGTTGCTCGTGTTCTGAACGATTTAACATTTACCGCTAAACTGGCTGGTGCAATCGTTATGACTGACATCACTGGTATTCTTGAGGTTTAATCCATGTCTGATTATTTGCCCGTATATTCTGCCGTTGCTTTTATTTCAATGTTAGAAATGGATTTGGCTGTGGTAGCTAATTTCTTTAAACGAGCTTCAAGTTTATCAAGACCCGCATTAACCTTACCACCCCGCCATTGTAATTCAAAAGCATAATCATTTATTGTAGTAGCCATTATTTCTTCTCTTTTGCTCTTCTACGATGTTCATCAACGAGGTTAGCAGCTTTCAACAATTCACGATGAAGGATATTCTCACGATAGGCCATAAACTGCCTCATGGAATATTTATACTTCAAGGTAAGTTCATTTTCTTTACAAAAATCGGAGTTTAAAACAAAAAAGAAAAACTTGTCGTATTCCGTTAAACAAGTTTTTTTATCTATATAATCAGCTATTCGTCCAAGCTGGGTGGCTCTAAGATTTGAGGAGCTAATCTTCCCATAAAGCTCGTTAAGTGTTTTCTCAAATCCATGTCTGTAAAAAGGCTACCGTAGTTCTCCTTTATTGCAAATTCAATAACGTGAACAAGCAACCCAAGTTTCCCACGGAAGTATTTCTCAAAATTAATTGGAACACCGTTAGCTGTAGCTCCATCAAGGAGTAGGATTATAATTCCTAACGTGTTCACATCACCAAGCTGCTTTGCCATGTGAAATGCCATTGCAGTAAAGGCGGAAGATTCTTTCAGAGGATCATCTAAATCAGAAACACCGTCAGCAAAAGCTCCCATTACTGGGAGCGCAAGCTGTAACAGTTTTTGTCCTGACAAATATGCTTCTGATGTATTTAATAACCTGATGGTATATTCAACACCATCTATATTTTTTGAAACAACGTCAAATTCAGAATGAATTGTCATTTTCCCTCCTTCCTATTTATTAGAACAATCTTTCGAGCAATGAATCAAAACCACTGATAAGTGATTTAACATTGGTAATTACAGGACTCAGGCTTGAAATACCACGAGGAGAGCTAAGAGGTTCAATCTTTGCAGCATAGAACGTCCATTCCCTTGTTTGTACATCAACACCAAGACCAATGGTAGGTGGCTTCTTGATGTAAGCATCACGAGCAATGTAACCTGAAGAACCACTTGGATCAGCTACAGCAAGATCGCTACGATAGATAACAGAAGTATCTCCGTTAGTTTCTTGTGCAGCAAGGATTGCAGTAAGAGCAATGTGTGTTTCGGAGTTCTGCATTAGCTCAACAGTAACAGTACCTGTACGATCAGGGGTTACGGCAGTAGCCAACTTACCATCAGCACTGATTGTTTCGGTTGTCCAATCACGGTTGTATTCCATAGATACAATCTTATCTCCAGAGAATC